GAACTGACTGAGCGTTTTTCACAGATGCTTGAGCATCAGCGGCGGCTGGCCCACATCGATCGCGTTTTGGTCTGGCTTGGCGGGGACTTTTTGAGTGGGCATATCCATCCCGACACTGCCGAGCTGGCCCAACTGGCACCGCTCGCCGCGACCCGCTGGGCCGGCGAACGCATCCGCGGTTTCATCGACACCGTGTCGGGGCTGGCTCGCGAGGTCATCGTTGCAACCTCGTGCGGAAACCACGGCCGCTCAAATGCCGGCGAGAGGAAGCCCCGGATCGGCACAGAGGCCGAGCACAGTTACGAACAAAACCTCTATATCACGCTCGCCCAAAACGAACGCAACAAGAACGTCGCGTGGAAGGTGAGCGAAAGTTATTTGAACTACATCAACCTCGACGGTTTCAAGATTCGAGCGCACCACGGCCATGGTTACTCGTTCTCGGGCGGGATCGGCGGCATCCATGTGCCCGTCAGCAAGGCCAACGCGGCGTGGCAGGCTATCGAGCGGGCCGACCTGACGGTCTTCGGGCACTGGCATCAGTGGTCATGGCTGCGGGCTGGACGTTACGTCAGCAACGGGTCGCTCATCGGCCACAACGCCTACGCCGTGCGGATAAAGGCCGCCTACGAGCCTCCATGCCAAGCGGCCATCGTGATCGACCACGGCCGCAACGAAGTGACGCAGGCGTTCCCGATTTTCTGTGACCGTGACTTGCAGCGCCGCTCATGATGCTTTCAGACGACGACCTCCAGGCCGCCGAGTACCGCGCTCGCCAGTTCAGTGGCGCGTACACCGGTACAAGCGGCACGCTGGCCGCCGACTCGCTTCGCCAGATCCAGATGATTCGCCAACTTCAGAAAGAACGCACTATGACGCTTGATGCCGCCCACGCCGCCTGCGACGCCCCCACCGATGCCGATTATGAGCGGCAGGAAATTCCCGCCGACTGGATACTCCGTGGCGAGCGGGAACTGAGAACGCCCGCGATGCCCTTGGGGCGTGGCGTGATCGCAGACGGCTGCGGCAGCGAGACGGCAGCCGAGCGTCTGCTCCTTGATGCTTTGGAGGCGGTGCGTGATCGGCGCGGAAAGTATGGGCCGCCGCAAGGTCACTTCGCCATCACGGTCGCACTCGTGAACGCGGCTTTCGGCACCACGTTCTCCGAGCGCGACTGGGCGACGATCATGGTGCTCGACAAGATTGCCCGGTCCCGCGGGCCGGCGGACTGCCGCGATAACGATGTCGACTTGGCCGGCTACGCCGCGTGCCGGGCAGAGTGCCGCGAGCATCCATAGCCCCTCCGATTCGCCGCCTCCGACAGCCACGCTAGAGGGCCGGAGGCTTGCGATGATCGCGGCAGCGCATTGGCGCAGAGGCGGTGCGGATGGACGCGAGGCAATCGCGGCCCCCGGCGAAATCCTGTCGTTTGCCAGCCACTTCAAACCATCGCAGCAATTCTGGGGAAAGGTCACGAGCCGGCCGCCCACACGTTTATCTAAAGCCGACCTAGAGCTCGTCGCCTTTCGCCTTGGTTGCACCGTGGATGCCGCTCGCCGGGCTATCGAACTGGGGATCGTCTGATGGCTGACACACTCACGGACACCCTTACCGGCACGGTTCGCACCTCGTTGCAGTGGACGCGGACCGACACGCAGGAAGTCGGCTCTATTGCCAATCGCAAAACGCAGAGCGCCACCTACGCGATCAGTGATGGCGACGGCCCTGGGGAGGCCGATCTCGTTTTTGCCGATCAGCGGACGATCCCGGCCAACGCAATCGAGGAGTTTGACCTCCTCAACCTCTCCCAGCAAACGCTGGGCGTGACGGTGCCGTTCGTGTTCCGGCAGTTGCGGGTGATCCGCCTTGTGAACGAAAGCACCACAGCCGGCCGGCGGCTACTGGTGGGCGTTGACCCAGGCCGCCCCACCGTTGTCTACGCAGCCGAGGTCGGGCCCGGCTCCGAGTGGATTGCGGTCAACCAGACCGACGCATGGGAAGTGGTGGCTGAAAATTCGGTGATCCGCATTGCCAACCCCAACGCGGCATCCGTGACCTACTCCCTGTTTCTAATTGGCACGAGCACCGCAGCGGGCGGCTCTGGAGGCAGCGGCTGATGGCTACCACGTTCTCGCTATCCGGGTCGCTCCGCGTCGTCCCCCGCCTGGTCGACACGCTCAACCTCACAGACATCACCGACACGGCGACGGTGAACCTCACGTTTGCCCTTGCCAATGGCACAGCGGCGAATCAGGCAAATGCCTATTGGCGCGACGTGATTACCGTGGCCGGCAGCGGATCACAGACCGTCACGTTTTCCTCGCTGCCGCTCAATGTGTTCGGCGGCACGGGGACGCTGAACCTCGCCGCCACCAAGGTCGTTCTCGCCGTGAACCGCTCGACCTCGGCGACGGTCACGCTCGCCATGAACGCACACGTCACGGCAACGCTCGGGCCTGGCGGCGTGGTCTACGCCACCAAGACCGACGCAACCGGGTGGGCGGCAACATCCATCACGCTCACCAATTCAAGCGGCACGGCCGCCGACATCGAACTGTACCTCGTTGGAGAGAAGGCATGATCACATCCGCACCAATTCAAGCAACGCTGGATTTGAGCAACGTCCGCGACAAGATTTCGGCGTTCATCTCCATCGCTCGACTGAAGGCCCAAGGCGGCGTCAGCATCTCCGAGTTTGCCGAGCTTGCAGTCGCCTTGCTTCGGATCGTCATGCAAACCATCGACGCCATGCCGCAGAGCGGGGTGGAAAAGAAGGCCCTCGCTCTTGACGCCGTGGCGATGCTCTTTGACGCCGTGGCCGACAAGTGCATCCCCACGCTTGCTTGGCCCGTCTGGGTGCTCGTGCGGTCGGCGGTGCGGTCACTCGTGCTGCTGGCTGCTGACGGTGCCATCGAATCCCTGCTGCCCCTCGTGAGGATGTCCCGCACATGATTGCCTCTTTGTTAGTCGGGGCGGCGCTGCTGCTCCTGTTTTCGCCGTGGGCCGTGAGGCTCGGTGCCCAAGTGCTGACCGCCAAGCCGGTGGCCCCGCGCGGCATCGGCTATCAGGCCGCCATCGCGGACCTCGCCAACGTCCGCAAGCGGCTTGCCGACACGAACACGCTGGACGACCAGGCGAAGAAGGCGATCGACACGCTCACGCTCGCCCTCGTGGCGGGGAGCGACCAATGAGCGCCCGCGTCATCACAGCCCTTGTGCTGCTTGCCATCGGCGTGTGGTCGATGGTCGCAGGCCCCGCGCCGGTTCCGACGCCAGCCCCCGATCCGGTCGGGCTCAACCTCCGCGGGAAGTTCATCGGTCCGACCGCCGCGGCCGATGCTGCCATGCTGGCTGGGCTGTGCGATGAACTGGCGGCCATCATTGAATGGGACGGCATGAAAGCCGAGCCCCGGCTGAAATCGGGCATCGCCTATGACGAGTTGCGTGTCGCCGCCCGCGAGGGGAGATGCCGCGGCGAGTCGATCGGCCAGCGGCAGCCGCACGCGAGGGCCGCCATCGAGGAGTTTCTGAACGCAGCCGTGGGCACCTCGGGCGGGCCGATCGGTCCCGAAGGCCGCTCCAAGTGGGTCGCCGCCTACCGCGAGCTTGGGGGGGCGTGCGCCGATGCGGCTCGTTGACGTGTGGACGCTGCGGATCTTCGTCGCCGGCCTTCTCGTGGGCTTGGCCATATACGTCGGGGTGCGCCCGCGGCAGCAGATGAGCGCCGACTACGGCTACACGCCAAACCCGGAGGGCGTTCGCGAGTTTCTTGCCGAGCTCGACCAGCCGCTTTTCCGCGACGCTGGGGCCGAGACGATCCGCGAGGCAAAAGGAGTCGACACGTTTCTGTACCGCTCGATGTACAAGGCACACGCGGCCCGCTACGGGAAGCCGTGGCGGTGCATTAGGCAAGGCATCGGCGACTGTGTGTCGATGGGCTGGGGCGAGCACGCCGTCTACATCGCTCTGTGCGTCGACTGGGAGACTGGCCGGCTTGCCGAGCCTCCGCTCCGCGTATCGTCGGAAAGTTCTTACGGCGGCTCCCGAGTGGAGGCGAGGAACAAGCCAGAAGGCGGCGGCGGGTGGAGCGACGGGTCGTATGGCGGGGCTGCTGCCCGATGGTATCGCGACTGGGGCACAGTGTTTCGCGACAACATTGGCGGCCACGATCTGCGCGAGTATTCGCCTGACCGGGCCAAACAGTGGGGCAACTGGGGAAATGGCGGCCAGGGCGACAAAGGCAAGCTCGATGGCATTGCCAAGAAACACCCAGCCAAGCACGTCGCGCTAGTTCGCAGCTTTGACGAGGCCGCGGCCGCCATTGAAGCGGGCTTCCCCATCGCCGTTTGTTCCATGAGTGGGTTTTCGTCTCGCCGTGACGATGGCGGGTGGGCATCGCCGGAAGGCCGCAGCACGACTCGATGGGCGCATTGTCTTTGCTTCGCAGCGGTGCGCTACAAAAAGAATGGAAGTGCTCGCGATGGCCTGTTGGCCTTGAATAGTTGGTCTTCGTGGAACTCTGGCCCAGTGTGGCCAGACGATCAGCCGGAAGGGTCGTTCTGGGTCTCGCGAGAGACCGTGGACGCCATGCTTGCCGGCCTCGACAGCTTTGCCGTGGGCTCCGTCCAGGGCTTTGGCTGGCGAGACCTCCACCACGGCGAGTGGCTCGCGCCGGTGCCCACCGATTCCCTGACTCTTGCCCAGTAGGACTGCCATGATCACGCTCTCGCGAAAGCATCTCGCCTTCCTTTGCATCGTCTGCATGGCGGCCGGCTGGTGGCTCACGTCGTCGCCGTCGTCGCCGATTGTGCCTGACCGACAACCGCAGCGGCCGGTGCTGCGCTGGATTGCCAAGGCGGCTAAAAACGCCCTGTGGTTCATGCTCATCGCAGAACAGCCACCGCAGACGCACGAGGCCCAGTATGCCCACGCCCGCGTCGGGGCGGACGGCG